AGTCATTAGATAATCGCCTGCGTCCTGGTTCCCTGGGGGTGGAGCCATGATGCGCAGACGCAGCTCAATGTCACCAACGTTGTATGTAAACGCCGAGACAGTGGGCAATTCAATAAGAACGGAAAGCGGGCGAACATTACGCGGGTCAGTAATAGGCACCAACCCAAGACCTGTTAACGCTGTTTTACAAGCGTTTACAGCCTCATAGAGGATGCCAGATGCGGCCACTACGCAACCTGCGCCCTGCCACAGCCAAGCAGCTGCATAATACGACCAAGCGTCGAAGGCACAGGGAAAGTTCCCATTGCGTCAAACGACGCAAACGAGTCCACAGATCCACGCTCACGATAAAGCGTGGCGGCATACATGACGGTTCCCAGTTTGACATCGGCGCTAGGCACCGTGGTCATGGAGTCGATGTAGCCGGCTTCGCGACGCTTACGGAAACACCAAGCATTACTGGCGTTTACACAAGTCGTTACGAAGGCTGTGTCGTTAGCGGTCGCCACGTCAATACCGAGCCACGCCAAAACGTCAGCTGCAACAATCCACGTCACCGACTGGGTGTAAGTAACTGTGCCGGCTGAAACGGTTTGGTAATCCTCTTCGTCTCCGGTGTTGGCGTAAACAATTTGGTTTGGCTTTGGGATGGCGTAGTCAAATACGAGGTAGCCCTCTTCGTCTATGCCTTCCAAAAAGTAAGGCTGAGTCGAGAGAACGACCGCGGTGGCGTTGAAGCCTGTGACTGCGACTGACGCAACGGTGATGCTGTCGCCTGTCTGGACTTCTAGATCGGTGAGAGTCTGAATGGCTGCGTAGTTGTCTACGCGTCGAACGTGTTGAACACTTGCAACAGCCATTTCAGACCCTCTCCCTTACCTAGTAACCAGCGATTATGTGAGCTTGACGAACTTGGTGTTGTCAATCATCAAGGTTGCAAAATGCCCATAGAAACTCAGCGTCCTTGAGAGGGTTGATGGGCTTTCCAGAGCCAGGGCCCCGCGTGGTTCCTCGAATATTTCGAAGCCTGATGCGTCACCAACGATGACGGTGTCAGATGCAAAGTTACGGTCAACAACAACACGAAGACCGAACGCTACTGCGTCGGTTGCGCCTGCCTGGACTGTACCGAATGCGTTCATTGGGCCAACTTGTGGGAACAATGGACGGCCAGCGGTGTCAACCAACTGTCCGAGGTATGCCCACATATTTGGCGACAAGAACAAGTGCGTTGGCAGGTTGCCGTTTGAGTTGCTCAAGATGGTTGATGCAGCTGCAAAAATGTCAGACACCCATTCGGATGGGCTGGTTGGGTCTGTCAAAACTGCCGACTGTGTTACACCTGAAAGCAAATTGTCTGCTGCCACGTTGTCGGTGGTGTTTGCGTAGATGCGGCCCATGTCATCGAGGATGAGCTGGAGAACGGCGGGTTCTGTCCACGAAAGGTCTTGTAACGAGAGGCTGACGTATCCACCGTAGGTGGCTTTGGTGACCTGGTTCTCTGACACCACAAATGTGCCGGACTGAAGTGCAGCGTTTTCTGCTGATTGTGCAGCCATTGAAACGTGGGTGGTTACCTCTGGACGGATAAACACTTTGCCGCCACCAGGCATTGCCTTTGCGCCGATTGCGTCAACAACTGGACGGATGCCGCGGAAGTTGTTGTAAACAGGCTGGACGATTGGAAGTGGCAAAATACCTGGCGTGTCGGTTGTGACTACGTCTGGTGCAGCTGCTTTGAGTGCTTCTGACATTTCGTGCCATGCGGAACCGCCTGCGATCGCTGCTGCGATGTATTCGGCTGCTGTTGGAAGTGCGACCTCACGCTTTGCTGCTGCAAAAACGATTGGGGCTGTTGGAACGATCTCAGCCGAAGCCTCAACCGCTGGGGTTTCTTGTGACATTGTTTCCTCCTCAGGAATGTCGGGTTGGGGTTCGACAACTTCTTCAACCTCTTCAGGTTGGGAAGCAGCGATTTCTGTGATCACAGCGTCAGCGAATGCTGGCTGAGCCACGAGACTGATTTCTACTAGAGAAGCTTTGCTTACGACCATTGTGCCGTTTTTGTCAAACTTGTATTTGACGGGGATAGCGCCAACGGAGACGCTGTCATATGCGCCGGCTTTGACTAGCTCGATGGCTTCGTCTGATGCGCGGGTCTTAGCAAACTTTGCTGTAAACAGCAGGCCTTCTTCAGCCTCGACTAGTTCTGTGACAACGCCGCGGAGTTGTGTCATGTCGTGACCTTCGATGAGCTTTGGTGCTTTGGCGTTTACATCAAATGCGCCACGTTTAAACATGACAGACTCGCCGCTTGACACCGTTGCAGGCGTGTCCCAAGGTACTGCCACGCCGGTAATGGTGCGGGGGCTGTCCTCACCTGCAGCGGCATCAAGGGTGACTGGGATGGAGATGAACTGGATCATGCGTCTTCCATTTCGTTAGAGCGGGCAGTGTCTTCAGCGACTTCGCCTGCGTAATCTTCCATGTTGAACTCGACGTAGCGACCGCGAGGCAAGATATTGTCCGCGGACAACGTTTGCTCAATGACGTCTAGGTACAAACGAGCGCCGAACAAGTACAGGTCTTGACGGGCCTGCTGGGCGTTCTGGTAGGTCATTGACGAACCTTCCGTTGGTGCCGAAACGAGGTAAGCGGGCACGTTGCACAAACGTGACATTTCAAGAGCTTGGAACTTACGCTGATCGGCCAGAACTTCTTGCGGGCTGTTCTTAAACTCGCGGAACTCCACCTGACGAGATAGCGCACCAATAGCGTTCTGTTTACGAGCGTTAGCCCACGCCGACGCCAACGAGCCAAGGTCTTCACCAGATAGGTCTTCGCCATCCACCTGCTGAAGATAGCCAGGGGTCGTCTCCAGCTGCGCATATTTGTCGGCTGCGGCATCCAAGTAAATGCTGGTGTTAATTGCGCGAGCGCCAATCTTCAAAATGCCTTCAATGGGGCTGATGAACTGCACCACGTTGTTTACATCTAGCGGTTGCCCATTGAACTCAAGTTCATCTGATGGCCCGTAAAACTGTGGGTAGCCAGTCTGCTTGGTGCTGGTGATGTTTGCAGCTGGAAGCCATGTAAACGCTGCAGGGAAACCTTGACCGCCGGCACCTTGCGGGGCATAGCGTCGAGTGATGTAAGCGTATGCAACCCCTCTAAAGAAAAGGTCACTGAAAATGTTTACAAAGAAAAATGAGCGGGTGACTTTTGGATCTGGTCGTTCCATCCACGGCTCAAGCGGCAGGTAAACCTCTTCGTAGTTTTCGCCCATCCACTGCTTTGAGTAATGCTTTAACTCAAGCGAACCGATAAGACCGGCTATGAGATCACGGCTACGGGACACCGTTGGATTGGATAACGCCTTTACTTCATCTGAACCGGTTTGGTAATACAGAAAGTTTCCAACGTTGGCTGCACCAGCGGCGGCCTTGACTACGGGCGCGGAAGCGAAGTGCGCCGTTTCAACTTTGCGTGTAAACAAACCCATGCACTTGGAGTCTCGCACAAGGTTGTTGCATTTGCAAGTACCTCACGCAGAAACCCCAAAGGCGACTCGACCGCTAGACGTGGGACGGCTCACCATGACCGTGGCGGCAATGAGACAACGGCAAGCTTCAATGGGCCCAGGGGAACGCTGGCTGGAAACGACGATGGTGTTTTGTGCGCGGACAAGTACGGCGCGGGCAATGTGTTCCGCCAGCATCTCGCCACCGTCGTGCTTAATTTTGCCTTCGCCAATAAGTGAGCGACAAATGCCAGTCCACTTCAGCAACTCGCCATAGCCCCATTCCTGTTTACGGCGAATGTATTTCTCTGGGGTATGCACCGCCAGTGACGGGGTGATAGCCAGCGTCAGTTTCGGGTCGGCGTCAAGCGCAGCTGCTATCTGCTCCCACAAATCATGTATCGAGTCGGTCGTGAACTTGATGCCGGCAACGATTTCACCGCTGGTGTTTTTACGAGCCCACACGGCGACGTACTTGGAGTCATCCACGGCTGAGTCAACAGCAAGAACAGAGCCGCCACCGTCGTGGGTTAGGTCTTCGGCGATGCGGTTGTTCCAGAGTCCGACAGGCAACCATGAGGATGCTGCCGCCACCCAGAGGTTGCAGTGGGCGCGGAGGAATTGGTTGCGGTCGGGTGCGGCTGCTGCGGCGCGTAAACCTTTGTGTGTGATAGTACGTCCAAGGCTTGGGTTGGGGTAGCCCCAAAACTGTTCGTCCATCGGATCTACGCCAGACGGCAACGACCATTCAGCCATGTAAAGGTCGCCCTGCTCGCCCGAGTCAATTAGCCCAAGACCTTGCTCCCGTAATTTAGACATGGCGCGACTCGACTCGTCGCCGGCGGTTGACGTCATCCAACAGATCGGGCTGGGCACCGCAATCTGCGAAGGAAGCAAAGCGCCAAAGATGGTGGCTTCGTTCATGGCCCACACTTCGTCTAACAAAATAATGTCCCAGGTGCCACCATGCTTTTTACCGGTTGCGGACTTTACGGCGTAAACAGAACCGTCCGACATTTTCACCTGGTGGCGGCCGTAAGCCCACGTCACCTTGCACAGCTCTTGCTCTTCCCACAACTCAAACGTTTCACGCAGCTCCTCAAACACTTCAGTTGCTAAACCAAGTTCATGCGCTGAAGACATGATCCGAACAGGCCTGCCCCAGATGCGTGGCAACTCTGACAACGCCCAGCCGACAATTGCTGCGTTCATGGTGGTCTTACCGTTTTGACGTGCAGCACTGACCAAAGCCTTTGAATGTGTAAACCGCAGTTCGTCATCGTGCATGAAAGCACCGGTCAATGCGTGTAACTGCCACGGAAACAGGGTGCGCCCAAGATGACGCTCAGACCAGTCAGCAATCTGGGCACCAAAACTGTGACCCCCAACAGTCGGCGTCTCGAGTCTTGGACAACTCTGACCGAACTCACCCAAAGCCATGACAGTCTTAGACCGTTCCGCCTGATCTGGTTCGTTTCCGTTGGAGATAGGAAAAGA